TTGTAGCTGTGCTTGTTGTCTTAGTCTTTCCTGTTGATTACGATCATATACAATCTCTTCAGCAGTGGGACCAAACAAAGATGCGATACTTGACATATTACTTATCCTTTATTTAGGAGCCATTCCCATTTGTTGTTGAAAAGCATAAACTTCAGCAGGAGTATTTACACTTGTATTTGCAGGTGTAGACTGAGGACTAAACATACCCATACCATACATAGTACCTAAGTTAGCTATGCCTTGACCCATACCAGCCATCTGCTGTGCTTGTGCAGTAGCAGCTTGTCGCTGTAAGCTACCAGCAGCAGATTGTCCTGCAAGCAGGGTGTTAGCTGCGTTAGTGTTAGCTGTAGTTACACGCTGCCCTAATGCTGTACCTATATCCATTGGTTGTTGTGCTGCCTGTTCTAATCCTTGAGCAGTAGAGAACTGGCTTGTAAATGGAGCT